ACTTCAGGTTCTTATACTTTTGATAAGAACTTAGGCATTGATGAAATAATTGAAGATGCTTACGAACGTATTGGCATTCAAGGAACCTCTGGTTATCAATTAAAAACTGCAAAAAGATCTTTAAATATTTTATTTTCTGAATGGGGTAATAGAGGACTTCAATTTTGGGAAGTAAAAAATCAAAACATTACATTAGTAGACGGACAATCAGTATATACTTTTCTTAGATCACCTTCTGATGGCACATCTGACGGAATAAACACTACATTATCTGCAGGAATAAATGCAAGTGTTGCTACGATTGGAGTAGCTTCAGTTACAGGATTTGCAACTAGTGGAGTAATTATTATTGGGACTGAACAAATTTCTTACACGGGAATATCTAGTTTAAATTTAACAGGTTGTACTCGAGGAATTAATGGTAGTACAGCAGCCACTCACAGCACATCTGATGCGGTTTTACAATTCCCAATTGGAATGACAGATATTCAAGAAGCTAATCATAGAGTAAAATCTACATCAGTTGATACACCAATGACAAAAATTAGTAGGTCACAATACCAAGGTTTTTCTAACAAAACAGATAAAGGTTTACCTACACAATATTGGGTACAAAGATTTATAGATAAAGTTACAATGACTTTATATTTAACACCTGGTGCAGCTCAAGATGGAAACTATATAAATTTTTATTATACAAAAAGAATTGATGATGTAGGTGCGTATACAAATGCAACTGATGTGCCCTACAGATTTGTTCCATGTATGATTGCAGGATTAGCATATTATTTAGCTGTTAAATATGCACCACAAAGAGTTCAAGAATTAAAATTATTATACGAAGATGAATTGTTAAGAGCGGAAGATGAAGACGGTTCTTCTAACTCTACATACATATCTCCTAAAATATATTACCCTGGTATTGGTTAATGACAACTTTTTCACAAGGTAAATACGCTCTAGCAATTTCTGATAGATCAGGAATGGCTTTTCCATATAATGAAATGGTTAGAGAATGGAACGGTGCTTTTGTTCATATTTCAGAATACGAACCTAAACAACCACAATTGGATCCAAAACCTACAAGTGCAGACCCACAAGCTTTACAAAGAGCTAGACCTGCAAGAACAGAATTTCCAACCGAAGATTTTTTAGTCAATAATCCTATTACAACTGCAGCTGCTGATGCCACAGTATCTATAGCTTTTCAAAATGGTGCTATGCAATTAAATGATTTTGTTAGATTAAGAGATGTTAAATCTCCAGTAGGCGGTGTTGCTATATCTACTTTACAATTATCTACAACTTTAAACGGTGCAATTACAGATTCAGTTACAACAATTACTCTAGCTGATGGTTCAGCGTTTCCAACATCAGGTTTTATAGTTATTGAAAAAGTAAATAGTACAACAGGGTTTTATGAAAATGAAGTTATTGAATATACAGGAAGATCTACAAATGATTTAACAGGATGTACTAGAGGAACGAGCGCTCCTTACAGAGGAGTTAGTCCTGTAAATACAACCGCAGGCTCACATGCAACTGGAGCTAAAGTATTTGGGGCTTATAAAATAGCGACTCTTTCTACAGTACAAGAATTAGCGGGATATAATGATAGCGCTGGTAATCCTGCATACAACACTATTCAAACAGGTTTTACATTTGAGTTAGTTAGTAATGCTAGTAGCACAGAAAAAGGGGGCGGTTTGCAGTGTACAGTTGGACCGATTAATGATAGAGGTTAATTATGTCAGGAGTTAAAAAATACGATTATAGCACATTAACTGCAGCGATAAGAAGTTATACTGAAGTAGATGATAGCGTCTTTACACAAGCAATCATTGATGAATTTATAATGGCGGCTGAATTTAGAATCTATCAAGAACTTCCTATGGACTCTCAAAGATTTGTTCAAGAAGGTACATTAGCCGCTGATGATAATACAATTAATTCACCAGCTGGAGCTTTATTTATAAGAGGTGTTGAAGTATTTAATTCTACTTCAGCAACTACCGGTAATGGAACTTGGTTAGAAAAAAAAGATCAAACATATTTATCAGAATACGTAGATAGATTGACAGGACCAGAAGGTGATCGAACAGCTCAGGACGTAACAGGTTTTCCTAAATATTATGCAATGTTTGGTGGTGCTGATAATACTACAGATACTTCATCAGGAGGTATGTATTTAGCCCCTACGCCTGATGCTAATTACAAATTTAGAATATATTATAATAAAATGCCAAATGGCCTTGGATCCGGCACTGGTTTTAATAACAACACATATTTAAGTACATATTTTCCACAGGGTCTGTTATATGCATGTTTAGTAGAGGCTTATGCATTTTTAAAAGGTCCAACGGACATGTTGACATACTACGAAAATAGATATAAAAATGCTATACAACAGTTTGCAGGTATGCAGCTAGGAAGACGAAGACGAGATGATTATACTGACGGAACAGTTAGAATACAAGTTAAGTCACCGTCTCCGTAAATTGAGGAGAAAAAATTATGGCAATAACATCGGCAATATGTAACAGTTTTAAAACAGAAATTTTAAAAGCTGTACACAATTTTACAGCTTCGACTGGGAACACTTTTAACATTGCATTGTACACAAGTTCTGCAACTTTAGGAGCCGGCACTACTGCTTACAGTTCATCAAACGAAATAACAAACTCATCTGGATCTGCTTATTCTGCAAAAGGAAAAGCTTTAACTAGTGTCACACCAGTTTTAGATTCAACAACTGCAGTTTGTGATTTTGCTGACATCTCTTGGACGTCTGCATCTTTTACAGCCAACGGTTGTTTAATTTTTAATGATACAGCGACAGGTGACCCTGCAGTTTGTGCAGTGGCTTTTGGAGGAGACAAAACAGTTTCTTCTGGAACATTCACAGTTCAATTTCCAGCAGCGGCGGCAACAACAGCTATAGTTCGAATAGCATAAGGAGTAAGTCCTTATGTCGGCAATCCGAACATTCACAGTAACGGTTAGCGATCCGGGATCTGGCAATAAATATTTTATTGATGGTGTTCAACAAGACACTATAAATCTTGCAGAAGGTTATACTTACGTATTTAATTATCCTTCGGCTCACCCATTTAGATTTTCTACAACAAGCGACGGCACACATAATTCTGGAAGTGAATATACAACCGGCGTAACTGTAAATAGTTCAACACAAGTTCAAATAACTGTCGCTGCTTCAGCACCACAACTTTATTATTATTGTTCTATTCACTCAGGAATGGGTGGTCAAGCAAATACCGTGGACTCAAGTACATGGGGAGTTTTACAATGGAGTCAAAATTCATGGGGAAGTCAAGATGCTGTCAATATTAGTTTAACAGCACCTTCTAGTTTAACTTCATCAATAGGTACAGCAGTAGGTTTTAGTGAAACTGGTTGGGGTTCAGATACTTGGGGGACAGAAAATTGGGGACAAAGTGGTCTTGATGTTTCTTTATCTGGTTTCGGATTAACTTCGACTCTTGGAACTCCAACAATTTCTACAGAAGTAAATACCGGCTGGGGTCAAGATGGTTGGGGTGTTGAAAACTGGGGTGAATCAGCTTTAACAGTTGTTGTTGATGTTGAATCTAGTGGAGTAGCAACAACAGGATTACCAGACACATCATGGGGCGCTCAAGGTTGGGGAAGTTCTTCTGATCCAGGAGATGTTGGTGTTACTTGGGGTGGAGACGTTATTTTAAATGTAGCAGATGTTATGGGAGTAACAGGAGTCTCTGCAACATCTGCAATAGGTTCTCCAACAATTATATTATCACCAACAGTTACATTAACAGCACCTTCAGGTTTAACATCTAATGTAGGGGCAATAACTCCCGCAGATGTAGTTGGATTAACAGGTTTTGGTTTAACTTCTAATGTAGGAGCAATAACTCCAGCAGACGTTGTAGGATTAAGTAGTGCAGGGGTTGCAACAACCGCAGTCGGGGATATTACAATTGATTCTGTTTTATTGGTTAATGTTACTGGCGTAGGAGCAACCAGTGCTGTAGGATCAACTATAATTGGTACAGGTGTCATTTTAACTGCACCGGCAACTTTAACGTCTGGAGTAGGCGCAATAACACCGGAAGATGTCGTGGGATTAACTGGTGTAGAAGCTACAACAGCCTTAGGAAATGTTGCACCATTAGGTTATTTTGATATTGATATTACTGGAAATACAAATTATAATGATATTGACATAACAGGTAATACATCTTATACAGATGTAGCTTAACTGAAAAGAGCACAGGAGAAAAATTATGGCATCAACTTATACGGATCTCGGCCTAGAATTAATGGCTACTGGTGAAAATGCCGGTACATGGGGGACAAAAACTAACGCAAATTTAAGTTTAATTGAACAATTAACTGGTGGATTTTTAGAAGTATCTATCGCAGGTGGTGCACAAACTACAGCTTTAGATATCGACAATGGTGCTTTAACAGGTACAGCTCAACAAAGAGTTATTAAATTATCAGGAAGTATTTCTGGAAACCAAATTGTAACTTTTCCATTACTTACAGAAAATTTTTATATTATTGAAAACGCAACTTCAGGTGCTTACACAGTACAATTAAAAGCAGCCTCTGGTTCAGGTGCAACGGTTACTTTTGCAACTACAGATAAAGCACACAAAATTATTTATCTTGATGGTGTAGCAACAAACACTGGTGTTTATGACA